CTCTTCTTGTTCCATATATGAATAAGACAATGCAATTGCTTTTAATTTTTGATTTTTTGCTTCTTCTTCTATTTGTTTAAGAGAATCATTTTCACTCATAGTATTTCCTTTATTTAATTCTCTGTGTTTCTTATATTCATCAACAGATGAAAATTTAGGTTTTTCTTTAAAAAGCTTTTCTTGATCTAAACCAATAATACTATTAATATGTGCTTCTTTAACATCAGAATATTTCGTGTCAGAATATTTGTTAAAAATGTCTGCTCCTTCAATATCTATTTTAATTAATGCATTTTGTGCTATTAATTTTTTTCTTGAACCTTCTAAATCATTCATATCATATATTTCCTTTTTAGATTTCAACCACTCTTCGTGCCCATATTCTTCTTCTTCATTTTTTAAATAAATGTTTTCAAACATTTCATTAAAATGCTTTAGATATTTTTCTTTGTTTTTTACGGGATGTATATTGTTTTTTTCTATAAACGTTTTAAATGTGTTATCAATTTCTATTTCTTTTTTTAATACATCTTCATTTGTTTCGTGATGTATATATGAATATATTTTAACAAGTTTTTCATAAACCTCTCGAAAAAATATATAATGTTCTGTAGTATCCTTTTTGTTTTTATCGGGGTGCAATAATAATAATTTTTTTTTAGCCAATTTTAATGATTCCATTGTTAAAGGAGGTGTTATATCGAATAATTCCATCATTTGTTTAAATGATTGTTATGCCATTACATAATTATAATAAATTTTTCTTATACAATTTTACGATATCCTGAATAGAAGCACCGGTAACAGATTCATTTGGTATATAAAAATGGTTATCGTTATAACTACTCTTTTTATATAATAAAACAACAGGAATTCCATTAACCATTTTCCGTTGTTTTAAAAAAGAATATAAATCAGTGCATTTATCTACATCTAAATCTATATAATTATATTTTACTTTTTTTTTGTATTCTTCATTCAGTTGCTTTAATACAGGAGCAACGGTTTGACAAGGTTTACACCAAGATGCACCAAACTTTATTATAGTAATTTCATACTCACTGTTTTTTAAAAAATCTTTAAACTGTTCCCTATTTTCCATTATATTATATTATAATAATATAATGCATACACCTACGAATAATCTGTTCGATTTACCTCCTCCGATTAATCCTTTATTAACTAGAGGAACTGCACAAGTTTCACATAGAAATAGAGATCCTATAATTAATCCTGCACATAGAGTCCCTCTTTCTAATGCTTCAGTATCTACTGTTCATGTTCCTACTGTTTCTGCCGCTTCGGTTCCTACTGTTTCGGTTCCTACTATTGTAAGACCTCGCTCCACTTCAAGGGGTCGTTCTAGTTCAAGGGGACGTGCCGTTTCAAGAGGTAGGTCTAATAGACGTTCTAGTCGTTCTAGTTCAAGAGGTAGGGGACGAGCTGTTTCAAGAGGTAATACTAGACACGCACGAACTAGATCAACATCAACATCTAGATCTAGATCTATAAATAATAAAGTTTCTTCTCATACTTTAAAAATTCCTAGTCCAGAGATCCAATAAATTCATTTAGGAGTTTTAAATCAATATAATTAAATTCTACATATGATTCCCAGAAAAATTTACAAAAATCATAATGAATTGGAAAATTTGTCTCTGTTAAATTAATAAATTCTTTTTCAATAGGTAAAATATTATAAGGAATTAATGCAAAATCATCATAAGGAAGAACATAACATAACTGACATATAGATGAAGGAGATTTAGTATTATCTTGTTCTAACAGATCTTCATTAAAACAAGGAATAAACTTTTTTAATGAATTAAACAAAGGAGCAACGTGAAAATTATAATATAAGTAATTACTTTTACATAATCCATTGTAATAATTCCAAGTCCATTCTATCATTTGCAAATAATTTTTACAAATATCTTTTTCATCATTTTGAAATAAAAAAGGATAATATTTATCCATATGATTTAACAAAAACATTTCTCTTTTCATATCTTTTAATGGTAATGCTTCTAAACTCTCTTCAGGGGTTAAAGGATGTGAATAAGATGCCATTCTTTTTTTCCATTCGATATTTTCTTTTATTAATGAGGTTTCTTTATAAGATAATTCTATACACAATTTATTAAATATAGACCAATTTATTTTTTTACCATCTACTAATTTATCTTCTTTTATTATTCTTTTAAATACTTCAATTAAATATTCAATACCATTATTTCTTATGTTAATAGAAGGAAAATGTGGTAAAAAGTCATTACCGCATAAAAAACATAAAAAACAATAATTTTCTATTGCCTTTTGTTTATTTATTTTGGCATTATCATAATTTTTATCATATAATTTTTCATAGATTTGAATAGACATTTCATCAACATTAAATACATAATCTACATTAATATCAATCCCTTTCATATAGCTAAAATGTTTTGTTTCTCTATATAAATAAAGGAATGGTGTATATTGTAAATGTAACAAACTAAGCATAATTAAATCTGCATCCAATCCATAAATAATACTATTATTATCATTAGTATTATTAGTAGTATTATTAGTAGTATTATTAGTAGTATTATTAGTATTAACATTAGTATTAGTATCTTTTATATTATTTCGAATATAATTAAAAATTTTTTGTTCTCCTTCACCATATTCATTTGATCCGCTAAATAATACAGATGTATTTTTAAATTTAGGAGTTAAATAATTATCTAAGTCATTCATAAATTTTGTTCCGGGTGTGATTGCGTTTGTATTCCATTTGTTTGTATTTAATATTTTTTTTGTTAAACACGATTTGTATCTTCTTTGTTTTTGTTGTCTCATTTTTGCTAAAGGAACGACTCCGTCAAATGCTACAAATGTAAATGTTGGTTTCATTTTATCAATAATTTTCATTATTCTATTGTATACATCTTCTTGTATATTATCTGTTTTTTCATTGATTACATCATATATAATTGAATTTGCATCCAAAAATAAATTAGAACATTTAACATTTGCTAAATGTTTAATAATTTTAGTATGATTTTTTAATACGTAAGAAAAATAACTTGGTATTCCCATTTATAAAATTATATATAGCGATATTTTAATATTATTTTATTATATTAATATGTCTCAAGCCCCAGCAATAAGTAGTGGAATAAGAGTTAGTTTAAATGATGTGTTTGGGGTTTTGTCTATGACATCACCTTTCTTGGTGTCATTCTTAATGGTAATGATTTCTATTATTAATTCAAACCTAAAAGGATTAATTTATATGTTAGGCCTTATGATATTATTCATAGTTGTGTTTTTATTTCAACAAACCATACAAACTCCTGTTCATACTAGTAGTAATTTTTGTAGTTTATTTAATATTTCACAATATACAGTTCCTTCTTTTAATAGTGCATTATATTTGTATACAATTACTTATGTTCTTTTGCCAATGTTAACAACACAAATGATTAACTTTCCTTTAATTATTGTATTTTTGTTATTATATGTGTGTGATTGTATTGTAAAAATAAATTATGGATGCACACCTCTTATTGGTGTATTAATGGGATCATTTTTAGGAATGTTTTTTGGACTTGTATGGTATTTACTTATTAAATCAAGTGGTCATCAAGATTTACTTTATTATGATGATATGATATCTAATAAGATTGCTTGTAGTAAACCAACAAAACAAAAATTTAAATGTCAAGTATATAAGAATGGTCAATTAATTCAAAACATATAAAAAGGCATTTTCATTGAAATATTTTCTTAACTGTTGTATCAATTGTTTTTTATGGAAATTATATAACATCATTGTTACACCTGAATTTTGAGTATATATCTTTATAAACAAATTAGTAACATCCACAAGTTTCATCTTATTATATTTTTCTAAATGTGATGAATAATCCATTGTTGTTTTTTTTAATCTTTCATTCACATTATTGTGGAATTGCCACATATATGTTCTTAAAGTTAATATGTCATTAATTTGATAAAATTTACTTTTTTTCAAAATGGCTGTAGCGTGAGAAGTGCAATAAGGACACGGTAAATTTGAACAAATGCTTGTTATTATAACCTTTAGTGGTTCTAAATTTTTGGCATCATCCTTTATTTTAAGAACGAGACAGTGTAGCATCGCCCATGTAGCAGGCCCCCATACAGCTTTTGACATTAATAATATATAAAGACATAAATTATAATCTTGTAAATGGATTTAAATAAATTGTGCCTAATAAGTAGGGAACCTATTCAAAACAATATTACATTACCTTGCAATCATTCTTATGAATATACTTATTTATATGAGGAAATTAAACAACAAAAATTAAGACATAAAAATTATTTTAAATGTCCATATTGCAGACACTTATATAACAATTGTATTCCTTATTATGAATTAGATTTGATTGAAAAAATAAAAAATATAAATATGGGAAATAACATATTAAATGTTTGTAAATGTAGCATTAATAATTGTTTTATACCTGCAAATCAATTTAAAACAGGATTGTTTTGTTGGAAACATTACATAAAAAGCACTATTGTAGTTGAATTATGCAGTGCCAAATGTTTAAATGGAAAACCTTGTAAAAATAAAAGAAAGGTTGATTTGTTATGTAATCTACATAAAAAGAAAATTAATATAGAAAATATGTTATAGTTTATAAAATGGACAAACCAATGTTAATCGAAAAAATTAAAAAATGGTTAGAATATGAGACAAGAATAAATAATATTCAAAAGGAACTTAAGGAACTAAAAAAAAATAAAAAGATTTTATCTAATGATTTAACAGAAATTATGAAAAATAAACAATTGGAATGTATTGATGTAAATCAAGGACAAATATTATATACTAAAAATACTGTTAAAAAAGGTATTAATAAATCATATTTAGCAGGAGTTTTAAATAAATATT